TTCGCCGGCATCGTCGGGCACGTCCAGGTGGCGTCAAGCGGGCTGGCTTCCCCCGGACCTGGGGGCGAGTGCTGTTTTTGGTCGGTTTGCAATCGACCTCTTCCAGGTATCTGCCCGCCCATACGAACCGAGCGGGGGCCATGTGTCGGAGTTGGTCGTGTTGTTGACGGCGTTCATCTCAGCATCGGCTGATCCGAGCGAAGCGTAGGAGCGAACGAGCGTATACCCGCGAAAGCAGAGATCTTTCTCCATCCCCTCGAGCGGATCACCGGCGCTGTTGGTGAGGACGTCTCCGTTCTTGTCCTTGAAGAACGGGACGGTGACGTTCACCCCGCGGCCAGACCACACATCGGCCGGCAGACCGTTGGCCGGGTTGATGTCGACGATCGGGACGAAGAACTGGACCGTGACCGACCACAGGAGCCCGGAGCCGTCGGCCGCCTGGTAACTCCATTTCATCGCCTTGCACGACGAAAACGACGGGTGGGCAGTCCCATAGGCCATGCCCGGTGCCGTCAGGATCGCGGCCACGCTCGTCGTGGGAGGCGGGGCGTCAACCCTGACCATCCAGGTCTCGTTCAGGATGTGAGACTCCCGGAACGCACCTTCGCCGGTGGCCTTGTTTGGGTGGTACTTGGTTGCTACGACGGCCATGGTTCACCAGGGGAAGGAAAGTTCTTCGATGTCGAGGCCCATGTCGTCCGTGTTGTCGGCGATCCGCTCGGTGGCCTTTGCCGTCCGCTCCGCGGCGTCGTCCTGGGAGCCGCGCATCAGGCGGAACATCTCGGCGATGCCTTCCTTTGAGCGGCTGTCGACGGCCTTTAGTTCCTGCATCCGGGCGGCAGCGGCCCCACCTTGGGCAATTCCGCCGATGGTTGTCTTGGTGGCCTGATCCACTTGCCCGGCCGAAAGTCGGGACTTCGCGAGCGCCGCGTCGAGGGCTGCGGTCAGCGACCCACCAGCCCCGCCGCCGAGTCGGGAGCCGAACGAATCGGCAAAGTTCTCGCCGGCTGCCGCGAAGTTCTCCCGGGCTCGATCGGCCATTCCCATGGCCATGTCCCGGGCTGATTTCGAGACCACCCCGATGATGCGCGCGGCACCAGCCAAGACCGTCTGGAACGCCCCGAGGAGAGAACGGCCGACACCAGCCAGCAGTGACCCCGCGCGGCCGAGCATGTCGGCCACAGTGCCCCACACGGATCCAATGTCGCCGACGAACTCCCACACACCGGACAGCCCGGAGATCATCCAGTCGGCCACGCCGGCCATGTACCGAGCCCCTGCGATGATGCCCTCCCCGATGGCCTGGCCGATGTTGACCCCGCCAATACTGCCGACGAAGTCGGTGAACGTCGTGGCGATCGCGGTAATGGACGGGGCGAGGTAGGCGGTGACTTGCTTGACGATCCCACCAATGGCCGCGGAGACCTTGGAAAACGAGTCGTTCATCTCCTCGACGTCCCGGCCCTGGGCATTCGTCAGGGCCATGCCGAACCGCTGCGCCTCGGCGGTGGCCTCCCGGATCGAGCCGGCCCCGCCGGCGAACAGGGGGAGCAACTCCGACCCCGACTTCCCGAACAGCTTCACAGCGGCGGCGGCCCGCTCCGCTTCCGTCGGCAGTCCGGCGATCGCGTCCGTGATCGCGGAGAACCGATCCGCCGAGGACTTCCCTTGGAGATCGTCCAGCGAGAGGCCGATAGCCGCGAAGCCGGCCTTGGCCGTCTCGGAACCCTGGGCGGCCTTCACGAAGGCAATGTCGGCTTTGGTGGCGGCCTTGCCGATCGTGTCCATGGAGACCCCGGCGAGGTCGCCAGCGTGGGCAAGCCCAGCCAACTCGGAGTAGGTCATCCCTAGGCGCGCCGACATCTTGCTCGTGGAGTCGATCACCTCGGCCTGGGCCTGCCCGACGCCGACCAGGGAGCGGGCGTAGCCCATGGCGGTCGATGCCACCGAGCCGAGCAGCTGGGCCCCGCTGATCGCGTTCAGCAGCTGCATCCCAGACCGCAGGCTGGCAACGTCCCGCTGAAGGCCTTTCAGGCTGGAGCTTGCCTTCGACACTCCAGCCGAGAGCCCGGAGCTCGAGGCTGTGAAGATCGCGGAAACCTTGCCGATAGCTGCCATGTCAGAGACCCTTTTCCGCCATCTGTTTCGCGAACGCTGGGATCTTGCGGAGCTCCGCGATCATCTGCTCCGTGGTCTGGACCGGAGCCCGGTAGGACGGGAGGAACTTTTCCTCGAAGTCTGAATCGACCCTCGACCCTTGAGCCGCCGCCGTCACCGCCGCCAGTTTTCCGGTCCTCGCCCACTCGTCGCCGAAGGGCTCGACCCTCCAGAAAGCCATCCACCACTTCAGCTGTCGGAGCGTGATCCGCTGTGCCAACTCCTCGACGTCCCACTCGCCACAAGCCAGGGCCAGCCGCCCGAGAAACAGCGTCAGGGGCTGGCCGCGGATTTTTCCGCCGCGGCCTCGATCTCTTGGTCGTCGACGCGGAGCAAAGCTATTCCGGCTTTGAACACTTCGACGAGCCCGTCGGGCCTCCAGCCGGCGAGCGTCGGAACGTCGTCGGCGGTGAAGAGTCGTTTCCCGGACTCGTCGCACAGGAGCAGGGAGGCGAGCTTGGCCCGCCACGGGGCCGCCGTCCCCTTGTTCTCCTCACAGAAAATCGACCACTCGTCGAAGGTCTGGGCGGTCGGGTCGAGAAGGAAAACGTCCCCGCCCCAGGCGGCGACATGGAGTCGCGTCGGGGGGGCCGTCTTGTTCGCCTCGAGGGCCAGGAGATCGTCGCGGGAAAGCATGGTTACCCCATGAACTGGAACTGGTAGGAGCCTTGGATCACCTCGCCGGCAGAGCCGATCCGCTGGACGTTGGCCAGCTGCGCTGGCCAACTGGTCGACACCCCGCCGATGGTGAAGCCGAGGGTGGCCGAAAGGCCGATGTCGGCGCGGGTGAATGGAGGGTTTCCCCAGCAGCGGAAGGAGATCGAGCCGGGCTCGATCATGGTGATCTCGACTTGGCGGATCACCCGCGTGTTGCCGCCGCTGCCGACGATCGTGGCCGTGGCCCCGGTCGTGTCAGTCGGGGACGCTGCTGAGTAGCTCTCGTCGAAGCCGGCGAAGGCACCGAGCGACACACCGCCAAACGAGACGGACGCCCCAACCGCTTCCGCGTAGGTTCCCGGCATCCGTCACCTCCGGTCAACCGGTGACGGTGAAGGTTGCGTTTCCCTTGACGAACTCACCGACGGCCCCGCCCTCCTCGGCCTCATCGCAGATCGCGTTGACGCCAGTGATGCCCAGCGCCGTGCAGGCGATGGCATAACTGGTGGTTTGCGATGGGGAGTTTTTCCCCCAGTATTCGAGGGTGATGACGTCGCCTGGCTTGAGGGGCTTCACCTGATATTTCCGCATCGAGCCGGCCGCTTGGGTGCAGTCGGAGACGTCCTCCTTCTCCGAGGCCCGCTTAACCTTCAGGTTCGTGACGCGGTACTCGATCGAGTTGAAGGTGAACGTGAGCCCCTGCATCGTGTCGATAACTGCGGGTGCGACAGGCATGGGTTACTCGCTCCAGCGGATGAAGAGTTGCAACTCGATGACGAAATACGATGGCAAGTCCTGGCCATCGGTGAGGTAGACGGCGGTTCCGTCGCGGTCACTCGACACATGAACGTGATCGATGGTGGCACCGTGGGCAGTGCCGGTGAAGTTTTGGACCGCGGACACGATGGCATCCGCCACCGTCCTGGCGGTGGTCCAGGTGGCCCCGCAGACCTCGACGGAAAACTCCCCATCGGCGAAGCCCGTCAGCCCGGATGTCTGGAGTGGCCGCTCGGTGGACTCGCGCGCGTAGACCGCGAACGGCAGGGCGGCAGACTCCGACACGGCCACCGGGAATGCCGTGGCCCCGGCGGTCTCGATCGTCGCCTTCAGCCATGCTTCGGGTGAGCTCATTCGTCACCCCCGGCGGGATCGGCCTCGATCACCCCAGCGGCCAGGAGATCGGCCAGGAGGAACGAGTCGACGAAGAGGGAATCCCCGGGAACGTAAGGGCCCCAGGGGGCGATGAACTTGACGAGGACAGTGTCCATGGTGGATCTCCTGGTGGTCAGAGGGCGGCGCGGCGGGCTGCTTCCTGGGTGGCCCGCTCGAGGCTCACACCCATTTCGATCTCGAGAGATCGGAAGAGCGTCGTGTAGGGAAAGAGTTTAGATCTCGGTGGTCGCCGGAACATTGAAAAAAACTACAGATAGATACGCACAGCGGCGCTACGATATGCTTACCGTACACCCTTGTTCACGAGCTCGTACGTATGCTAGCCATGGCACAGACTA